CTGGCGCATAGGCCAGCGCCTTGTCCAGCTCCATGCCGGCACCGACCAACTGGTTCACCAGGTCAGCCACGTCATTGCGGCCCATCCCCGTGTCTTGCGAGGTCTGAATGATGGTGCGGGTCATCTGGGCTTCTTGCGGCTTGTTGGCCACGTCCGCCTTGATCGCGATGTCACGGATGATCGCCTGATAGTCAGCACTGATCTTGGTCGGAATCGCCACCGCACCGACACCGGCCACCGCCTGGCCGATCCCCGACTTGAGGCTGTCCTTACCCTGGCGGATTTGCTCATGCCCTTTGAGCTGCAGATCTGCACCTTTGGCGACTCGCCCGAGTGCCTGGTACTCCTGGCGCAGTTTGTGGACCTGCACCCCCTGTTTGCGCAGGCAATCCAGATTCCCCTCGAGCTTACGCAGCAGACCGGACGCCGAGGCGGAGCCGGTCTCGTAGGCCTTCTTCCATTCGTCACGCAGGCGCATGGTTTCGCCGATGGTGTTTTTCAGCACCTTGGCCCGGTTGCCTGTTTCTTCCAGCTTCTTGATCCGGTTTTCAACCGTCTTGAAGGCAGCGCCTACCGTCGAACTGACGGCACCGCCAATCACCAACCCTAATGCCAGTTTGCTCGCCATCTGTCGCCCCTATGCCCGATGTGATGGGCTCAGTCCGTGAGCCACCAGACCATGTCGCAAAAGCGCATGGTCATGATTTCCTCGGCGGAAAAGTGCAGCTCGCTGGCGAGCCGCTTTGCCGCCATCTTCATCACCGCCGGGTCAAAGTTCGTCGTCTTGCACCAGGCGAAAATAACCGGCCTGCAGGCGCTGGTAGTCCTTGAGGGTCATGCCCTCCAGGTCCTTGGCACCGACCTCGGCCAGGCTTGCAAACAGCAGCAGCTCGCGCTGCTCATCATCGCCGCCGGCAGCGGTATTGGCGGCGCGCACATCGCGCACGGTTGGGGCGCGCAAGGTGACCTTGTCGCAGGTGACGCTGTTCATTTGCACCGGTTTGGTGAGACTCACCACGACGCTCTCGGCGCTGAGGACCATCCAGGCCGGGGTCTTTTTGACTTGAGACATGAGGGGGTTTCCTTAAAGGCCCAGGGCCGAACGTTGGGCGGCGAGCTGGTCGACGCCGTTGATGACACGCTTCATACCCAGCGCATCGATTTCATAGATCAGGCGACCGTCGACCTCGAGCTTGTAGTAGGTCAAGGCCACGTTGTGCTTGATCTCGGCCTTGTCGCCGGCCTTCCAGTCGCCCATGTCGACCTCTTTGAGCAGGCCACGCAGGGTCACGATCACCGGGGTGACCTTGCCCTTTAGGCCCTTGAAGGCACCACGGAACACGCCATTGAACGAGGTGCCGTCAGCCAGGCCGAAGAACTTCAGCGACTCGCGGCGCACGCCGGTGGTGGTAAACCCGGCCTCTTGTTTTTCCATGCCCATGTCCAGCTCGACCGGCACGTCCATGCCGCCGGCGCGGTGCTCCTCGGTCTTGAGCGTGAGCTTGGGCAGGGTCAGGCTGGGCACGTCGCCTTGAAAGCTGACGCCATCGGCGAACAGGTTCATGTTCGCCAGGGTTTCGGGAATCATTGCCATTGCTGCGGCTCCTTAAGCGGCTTGGTCGAGGACTTCGGTCAACCACTGGTTGGTGACCTCGACCCGGAAATTGGGGTTTTCGGCCGGCGGCACATCGGTAAAACGGATGTTCCAGTACACCTTGCCCTGCTCCAGCTGGCTGGCCGTGTTGAGCTCGGTGTCGGCATACACCTCGAAATTGATGATCGCGCCCTGGTTCTTCAGGTCGCGCATGAACGCCTGCAGGCCCTCGGTCACGTCCTTGACATAGGTCGCCGTGATCGAGCGGTCGACCGCCCACTTGTGGCCGAAGAGGATCGCGTCCATGACGATGTCCATGGTTCGCACCCGGGTGACAAACGCCCACTTCGGATCACTCGCCAACGTGCGGTTGCCCCACAGGCGAAAGCCCGAGTCACGAATGATCGTGGTGATATTGGCGTTGTTGAGCAGGTTGGCCCGGCAGGTTTCGTCACCATCCAGAAACTCAATGGCGCGCGTGGTACCGGTGACGCCGACGAACTCCTTGTTCGAAGGCGAGGCCCAGAACCCGTACTCGTTGTCGGTCCAGGCAAACAGGCCGGCGACCCAGGCCGAGGCCGATGTGTCGAGGGTCGCGCTGGCCACGGTGTCCCAGTACTGAATCCCCGGGTCGACCATAAAGGCGCGCTTGGCGCCGAAGTTTTTGGCGTACTCCATCACCGCCTCGTCGGTGGTGTTGGGGCCGTCGAGGATGGCCAGGCCACGCAGCTTGTCCGCCAGCGCGACCAGGGCCATACCGACCGGCAGGGTCGAGCTGTGCTTGGGCGTCACCAGCAAGCGCGGCTGGGCGTTGAAGCGACTCTTGCCATCGAGCAGCGCCTGCAGGCCGGTACGCTTACCGCTGGCCAGCACGCCGCCGATGATCGCCGAGGTCTGCTGCGCCGCATCCGCCACCTTGGCCACACCGCACGCCACGATCACCGCCTTGGCGCGCAGGTAAATGGCTTGGCAGGCCTTGGTGATGGCCGCGTCCGGGCCCCAGGCCGCAATGGCCTCGCGCTCGTTGGTGATCAACACCAAGTCGTTGGCCTTGGCCGTGAAGGCCGGGGCCTCGGTGAAGGTGTCCACCAGGCCGATGATCGAGGACGTCGGCAACGCAATGGTGCGCGCGCCGGTGTCCACATTCGTGACAGTAACGCCGTGAAAGAAACCGCTCATGGATAAGCTCCAGAAATGACAAAGCCCCGCATAAGCGAGGCTGTAGGGGTGTGCGTGTTACGGTTAGCAGGAACGAAAACGCCCCGATGATGCGGGGCGTTTATTGGGTTTGGTTAGCGACCCAGGGCGGCGCTATAGGGCGCTGCTCGAGCACGGGAAAGTCTGGTGACTGCGGCCAGTCGCGCAGGGCCTGCATGTACAGCAGCAACTCTTTGAACTGCTCAGCTGTAAGCGTGGGTTCCACCTCGATTTCCAACTGGTCGCGGTGGCGCTCACGCAGCCACATGACCGCAACTAACTCAGCATCGCGCCATGCACGCTCATCACCCTCGTTCGGCGCTGGCGGTGCGGCGGCGCTAGCGATGTAGGCCTGAACCTCGGCACCTGACATCGGCATCAGCCAGTCGAGAATGTAGTGCGCCGGGGCATCATCATCGTAAGCATGCACCTCGCCTGTTTTCGGATTGTTGAAGTAGTTCATGTACGAAGCTCTACCCAAGACAGGTTAGACGGACTGCCATACGTGATCTTGTAGGTAGATCCCGCTGGCACGATGAAAGCCGAGTGATACGCGGACACTGTTAAGTTCACGCCATCGACCACCGTATAAACGCCGCCGGTCGTGAACGACAACTGCACCATGATTGGCCGCCCCGTGGTGTTGGTGTAGACCGTCCCGGAAACGCGACTCGCTGTGACGTTCTGCCAGGCCTGGCCATCGCCGAGGCCCCGTGGCCGCTCTTCCAATGCGGTAGCCCGAGCCGAGAACCCCGCAACCTGGGCTGCTAGACCGGCCACATCGATAGTTCCCTGATTGATGGGTGCAGTCCAGGCCTTGATACACCACATAACCGCCATGTTGCGTGGACGGGTTTCGTTCGCTGTGCGAGGTACACCATTAACCCCGTCTGTTACTGGCCCGCCTGTCGCCGGAGAGAGGATGGTGCCGCTACCCGCAACTTGCGCCCAACCGCCGGAGCCGATGGTTAAAAAGCCTGTCATACCTGCTGGTGGGCTATGGAGGTGGCCCTGGAACGCGTCCACCTGATTTGTACTCAACGCTCGCCCAGCATCAACACCGCGCCCATGGTCCCAGCCGCGCAGAAACTCGCCACGTGTATCCGGCAACCTAAAGTTGCCCGCACCTTCATCGCCCTTGTTGAACGTGGTCCCGAGGTATGCCGCCAGGGCGGGATAGGTTGCCGCGCTCTGTACGCTGCCGTCGACCTCGAGGAATCCCGGCGGGGCTGTGCCCTTGGGAAACGCCACCATCGAACCCACCGGTAACGACGACGCCTGCGCGACGATGGATTCGATCTCAGGCTTGGTATAGGTGTCGGTGATGCCATGACCGGCCAGGGTGCTCGGGTTGGTGCCGGCGATCACCCGGCCGTACTTGTCGACGGTGACATTGGCATATGAGCCTGCGCTGATGCCGGTACGGCCTACGGCCATCTCAAAAGCCAGCGGCGTAGTGCCCAGGGTGATTGGCCCATCCGTGACCAACTGCCAGACGCTGTCGCCGTTGACCGTGCCCTTCTCGATGCTGACAAATAGGCCCGGGGTCACTTCCGGACTGCTGTCGGCATCCTGCGCCCGCCTCCAGACACCCGTGGCTGACACCACGTACAAGCCGTTGTCCTTGGCCTGGGTCTGGTTCTTCACCAGCACCCGGGCATCGGCCGGCAGCAGCACATCGTCGATGGTCAGGATCCCGCTCAACGCGATGTTGGCCGTGGTCGCCACCAGTGCCGAGTGTTTGAAATCCATCTTGGCCAGGGCTTCGATCACCGCATTGTCGACATACTCACGGGTCGCAAGGACCACGGCAGGGTCAATCTTGAGCACGATCTGCGCGGTGTTGGCCACGATGAAGTTCATGCGGATGACCTGGGTTTTACCGGTGCCCTGGGCCAGCAGGGGCTTGAAGCTCGGCGCGCAGTTGGCCACCGCCACCATATCGCCGTCCGCATCGTAGAGGGCAATCTCGCGGATCCAGCGTCCGCCGACGTCGGCCGGAATCACCTGCTCGGTGATCACTACGTTCGGGTTGGCCGGGTCGGTGCGCACCTGGTTGACCGGGGCCCGGCGCCATTCGTTGATCAGCTTGGTTTGCGTCCGGTTCGGAATGGGGTCGGTGTTGTTCGCATCCCCCACCCCCATTTCCTTGAAGGTCCAGGGCACGCCGAGCGCCGTAGCGTTGGCCTGTTTCGCCTCGCCCACGGCAGTGAGGATCGCGAAGAACTGACTGTTTGAATCGATCATGGGTACACGTCCAGGGTGTCAATTTCATCAATACACATGACCTGGCCATAACGGCCGGTCACCTCGATATCGCGCGGGCTTGGCGGGTACACGTCGATCACCTCGCCCTCATCCACATAGGCGCCGAAGCCGATCACACCGGAGGTCTCCAGGCTGATAGCCAGGCCCGTCATGTGTCGGGTCACCGGCTTGGCATCGTCGATCAGCCGGGTCAGCTCCTGGTACATCTGCTCGGTGATGCCGGTGTCCAGCACCCCGACCTTGAGCGCGAAGGTGGCGGGCTCGCCCTCGGGCACGGTCTGCCACCACTCCACCACCTCGATCAGGTAGCCCAACGGCTCAACCACCCGACGCAACGCGCCGATGGTGCCCTTGCGCGCATGGATGAAGAACGAGGCGCGTATGGCGTTGCGCTTGACCGCCTCGGACCAGCGAGGGTCCCAGCGATCCACCGACCAGGCCCAGGCCAATTGCGGCAACAGGTGCACCGGGCAAGTGCTGGGGTCGTAGAGGGTGCGCAGCAGAATCTCGGTATCACCCGCGTTTGCCGCCTCAATCGCCCGTTCCAGCGGCGTGCTGTTGATCGGCAGAAGACTGCTCATGTCAGTCTCCCAGCGTCACGCTGTAGCCGGTGCAGAACGCGGCCTGGGCCATCGTCGGGGCAATGTCCTGCCAATTGGCCAGCTCGACCCGGGCCACGCCGGCGACGTGCAGCTGCGCATCGATGGCCGAACGAGCCACCTCAACGCCCAGGCGCTTGCGGGGATTGATCCAGGCCGCCAGCTTGCGCTCGGCTTCGGCCAGGGCGGCATCGCTTTCAGGGCCCGGGCCTTTCATGTGCAGCACCGCATCAATGCGGTACGGCAACACCTGGGCACTTTGCACCGTGACCCGATCCCCGAGCGGCCGCACATCCTCATCATTGAGCGCGGCAGCCACCGTCGCCAACAACGCAGGGCTGGCCGCGCCGTTGCCGTCCAGGCTCAGCACGGTCACCGTCACGCGCGCCGGTGATGGGCTTTCGGCCGAGGCATCCGCGACCAGGGCCGAGGCATTGCGCGCATGCAAGATGTAGCTGTTACGCGGCCCGGCCGTGGTCAGGCCTTCATAGGCCAGCTGCACACGCTCGCGCAAAGCATCGTCCGACTCTTTGACCTCCTCCACCGGCGGCACCGCCAGCGGGTCCGCTGCCTGAATCACCAGCCGCGACAAGCTGACGTTGGCCGCCAGGTGATCCAGGTCCGTGCCTTTGGCGTGGGCCAGCAGCAAGGCCTTGGCCGCATCGTTGACCCGGGCCCGCAGCTGCATATCGCGGTAGGCCGCCAGCTCCAGCTGCTTGACCACCGGGTCGCTCTCCAGGTTGGCGGACCAGTTGTCGCCCATGTACAGACGAAACGTGCTCAGCTTGCCCTGGTACAGCTCCTCAAAGTCGAGGCTTTCCAGCACCTGCGGCGCCGGCAGTGCCGACAAATCCAGCGTGCTCATGCCGCCACCTCCAAAATCGCGCTATTACCCAGGTACTGGCCGGTCAGCTGAAAGGTGATCTGGCCACCCACCACCGCCGTCACCCGTACCCGCTCCAGTTTCAGCCGCGGCTCCCAGCGCTCTAACGCCCGAGCGACCTCGGCCTGCACCGCACTTTTCCATCCCTCGGTCACCGGCAGATCGACAAAGCGGCGCAACTTGCTGCCGTACTCCGGCCGCATGCGCCGGCTGCCGAGCGGTGTAGTCAGGATGTCCTCGATGGACTGCCGCACATGCTCGATGCCCGACAGCGGCAAACCGGTGCGGCGATCCATTCCGATCATCGCGTTTACTCCTGCTGCAGATCCGGGTGCTTGTTCAGGAAGTCCAGGGCGACGGTGTCACCGGCTTCGGCGGACACTCGGCCCTGAGCCACCGCCAATTGGCGACCGTCCGGCAAGAACAGAGCACGGGAGGTATAGAGGGTGTCGCGAAACACCGCAGGGCCAGGGCTGGCCGATGCGTCGGTGAGTTTCTTGGGGGTGACCATGCTGTTCTCCAGGCACAAAAAAACCGCTCTCGGCGGCTGATGGGGTTATGGGTTGCTGATCGGTATTACTGCGGCGCTCCGGTTGACCCGGGGCCTGGCATCACACCCATATGGATATGGGTCGATCCCACGTTTACGCCGTTGTGCTGCAGACTGGCACCGTTGATTTGCACGTCGCCATTGAGGGTGATCTTTCCGGTCAGGGTGATGGTGTCGGCCTTGCCAGTAATGGCGCTGTCCGTGACCACCGCAGAGCTGCCGCCGACCTGCATGCTCACCGTGCCGCTGGGCAAGCTGATGGTGTAGCTCTTGGCCTGCCAGTCGTAGACCAGCGAACCGCCATCATCAAAGCGCCAGACCTCGACGTGGTCGCGGTTATCAGGCTGCGGGCCGGCGTTGCCGTACAGACCAGCGACAAAAGTGCCCTGCGCCGGCTCACCACTGGGACTAATCAACGCCCCCTGCTCGCCCAGGCTGGGGGCCCGCCAGTGACGGGCCTTGCCAGCGGCCTGGCTGTGCCAGCGCACCCAGGCGCTGGTCCAGCCGGCGCCATCCGATACGCGCACAGTGCCACCGGCCAAGTCGACACCCACAACGCTGCAGGGAATGATAAGGCCCGCCAGCATGCGGTCATGCGAGGCTGAAACGTAGCTCATGGTTCAACCTCTACGCGAACGCCTGGAGCTTCTTCACTCAGGTGATACTCCAATTCACCTGGCGCCTGATTGGGCCACGGCCATTCCTCCTGGCCAAGATAAATGCCCTGGGTCCACTCCACCACCCACACGGCGTAACCATCCAGCTCCGGGCGGGTCCAGTCCTGGGCAGCCCGCACAAACTCGGCCGGATTGACCACCAAGCCCCAGGTTTGCATGCGCAACAGCACCGCGATCTGTGAAGCCACAAACGCGGCTTGCTGCTGGCACTGCTCCTGCTCAGAACCAACAATCACTCGAGCCTCAAAGCGAGCCTCCAGCGCCGTCTCACCGGTGAGCTGATCACCCCCGGGCTCCAACTCCGTCAGCTCAATCACCACGGCGGGAAGAGCAACATGCTCAAGCATGTGGGGCATGGTGCTCACAAAACGCAAACCGGGGATCGCATCAATCACGTGCTGCTCTATTGCGTCGTAAAGCTGATCCAGGCTAACCGGCTCATCAGACACTGTTCGCTCCTCGCAGATACTTCTGCAGCTCAAAGTTCAGCTCTTGCTCCAGCACCACCAGCAGGCGCTCGTCGGCCTTCGCAACCCACTGTTCAAACTGCGGCCGGACGTCATCCAGCGACACCTTGGCCTTGGCCAGGGGGAAGCGGTTGTCGTTTTCGGCAACGAATCCAGAGCGCCGTTTGCCCTGCCGTGTCTCGGGGTAGTCCGCCGGGTTGAAGTGCTTGCTGCCGGTGCGGATCCAGATATCGGCTTGCCCGCCATAAACCTTCTTGAAGAAGGCGCCCTGATACCGCCGCCCAGCGACCGACACACCCGAGCGGTTCTGACGTGCTCGCCCGATCCGGCTGGACTCAATGGGGTTGATCCCGAACCAGAGTTTGCCCTGGCCGTTGCCGTTGATGGGGTAGGCCCGCAGCCGCTGGCGAACCGCCGCAACGGCAATCCGCTCCTTACTGCTGACAGCACGCGCGATGTGCGTGCGCAGCCAGCGCAAGGTCTTGTTGATGGCCCGCCGCTGAGCAGCGGCTGCGGCTTTGGGCACCAGCGCCGCAAAGTCCTTGAACGCCTGCATATCGGTGGCCGATTGCTGCAAGGTGATCATGCCGCCAGTGGCTGACTGCTTGGTGTAACTGCCGACGCTCATGGGTTGACCCTCAGAATCAAAGTAACCAAGCCATCGCCACCCGGCTCAACCCGCACCAGGGTATAGAGCCCCCCGCCATCATGAGCCGGCAACTCGACGCGAACCTGCTGACGCTCAGCCACACCCTCGGAGTCCGACACACGGATCACCAAGTGCGGCTCACGCAGGCCGGTGTTAATCCGGCCGAGCTTGGGCTGTAACCAGGGTGCTGAGAACATCCCCAGCACCTCGCGCCCGTCGATGGTGGCCGTGTCACCCAGCGCCTCAAACACCGCGTCGTCGACACCGGCCATCAGATCGCGAATACCCACGGCTACATCTCCAGCAGGATCTGCGCCAATGGCCGCGTGCACAGGTGCAGGGGGTTGGACTGCGCTTCACCAGCAATGCCCTTGTTGAACGGCAGCGGCTCAATCTTGCTGTAGTACGGGATGCCCTGAGTGTTGACCGTTTCCATATAGTCCGCAGGTGCGAAGGACGAGACGTACAGATCCGGGACGCCTTCGGGGATCAGCAGAGCCTTATCGTCGTGGACGAACGAAACACCTGCCACTTTGCCGCGATAGCGCTCCCAGACGATCCCGCCGAATTCAAAGCTTTCACGAGCATCGCCACGCAGCGATGCAGCTTGCATAGTGTTGAGGTAGGTCTCTTTGACCGACCGATGCGCGATCAGCTTGTTCCAGAAGTTCTTGCCGCAGAAGGCACGGGAGCCGGTGCTGGTGATGCTGCCCAGCGCTTCCTCTTGCATGTCGAGCGCCTCACCGGCGCGAACACGCAGCTCAGTTTCCGGGTTGCCCAAGCCCATTGGCAGCTTCTTGCGAGTGACACTAAACACCTTGTAGATGTCCAGCAGCGAAGTCTTGCCGTCCGCGTCTAGGATCTGCCCATTCAGGGCACCCATTCGCTGGAATTCGTGCGTTGCATCCAACTGGCGACGGGCCTTCGCCAATCGCTTGTTGACCACATCCTGCACCGCCTGCAACTCGGTGCGGGTGCCAAAAGCACGAATGCCCTGGATCTCATCCGCCTTGATGGTGAAGCGCTCCGGCAGATGCACGGTGTTGAATGGGATCAACGTACGCTTAGTCCCCGCTACCACCAGGCCCGACGTACCACGCTCACCCGCCGGCACCAGGGCCAGGGTGTCGCCGTCCTTCTCGATCTGCACGGTCAACGTGCTGATGCCCTCTTCGCGGAACAGGCCAAGGCTGCTGATGCGCCCGGGCAGATATTCCTGCTCGTTGATCGCAGCAGTCAGCGAAGAAACGGAAAACGCATCGTCGTTAAAAATCTCAATGTCAGCCATGAAGCTATCTCCAGAAAGCAAGAAACCCGCAAAGGCGGGTTCAGTAAACGAGGATGAATCGTCTTAGCGGACGATCACGAACTGATTGACGAGGGCCTTCTCAGCGGCCGGATCCAGACCGGTCAGGTGCGCTTCACTGACCTCGGCAAGACGCACCACGGCGCGACCACGGCGAACCACATCCGACTCGCCCAAGGGGCCATAGAGGATGGCTTGGGCGTTTTCGCTGCCGTCTTCGGCGGTCGGGTTGTAGGGGGCAAACTCACCAGTAGCCACCACCAGACCGAGGATCTGTCCCGGTTCCAGGGCCGGCCCGGCTGCCACGTTGATGGCTTCGCGGGAGATGGTTCCGGTTCCTTCGGACAGCAGGAACTCACCCGCATGCATCGGCTCACGTTGAATAGTCATGGTCTAACTCCTTTTGCTGATGGGTTTTGTGCGGCCTGGCGAGCGGCCCAGATAGTGGGCTGATCAATCTGCTTGGCCTGCACTTTTTGAGGCTGGTCAACTTCCAGCGGTAGGCTGCTGTCAATCTCAAAGCCCTTGCCGCTGGTGACGATCTTGTCGAACAGGCGCGCCCGCACTGCAGCCACATCCAGGCCAGCCGCCACATACTCGACGCTGAATTCAGGAAGTCGGGCGGCCACACAAAGGTCATTCACCGCCTTGGCCCGTGCCAGGCCGGCCAGCACGATCTCTTCGCTTTCGAGCCCGGTCGATTCGAGCAGCGGCGCTACCAGGTTGCTGATACCGGCTGTGGAGCAACGCTGAGCAATCATCAAGGCCAACTTGGCCGAGTCGACCACAGGCGGTGCTACCGGAGCGGGTGGCTCAATGGGCTCATCGTCCGGGTCTGCCTCAGGCGGCTCGTTGAGCTGGGCTCGGAGATCCGCTGGGGCATGCTGGTAACGCTGCATCACCCCGCCCTGTCCCAGGCACGCCTTGACCTTCACGCCGTCGCCCACTTCATCGGCCAGCCCAAGGGCCACTGCTTCATTGGCGGTAAGCCAGGTTTCGGCATCGACCAAGCGCCGCAACTCAGCCTCATCAATCTCGGTGGCCTTCGACTTGTAGGCCGCGATAATCGCCTCAACGGTCTGGTCGAGTGCATCGGCTACCTTGCGGAAATCCTCGGCATCGCCAGAGGCGTAGGTCCAAGGGTTGTGGATCATCATCATGGCGTTGGCCGCGATCACCACCCGGTGCGCGCCGCACACCGCCACACTGGCCGCACTGGCTGCCAGGGCATCAACCCGCCCGGTGCAGCGTTCGCCCAGGCGCCGCAAGGCGTTGTGCATCGCCAGGCCGTCGAACAGGTCTCCACCGATGCTATTGAAGGCGGCGATCACCGGCGTCACGCCGTCATCCATGGCACGCAGGTCCTGCACAAACTGGTTGGCTGTCACGCCCCAGGTGCCAATCTCGCCGTAGACAAACACCTCAATCACACGCTCGGTGGTTTCGCCACTGGCCAGCACGGTGTACCAGCTTTCATCTTTGACTTTCACCCGCTCGCCGGCGCGGTTGTAAATGCGCGGTCGCGCTTTCTTGCTCATGGTTGCTCCTTGTCGTCGTTGGTGACGACTGCGTCGAGAGTGTTGTAGTTGAGGCGCAAGTCGGTAGCTCGGGCGAGATCTGCGGCGTTTTCGGCATCGACCGTCTCAGCGTCATAGCCGGTGCGCAGCACCATTTCGCTACGAGAGGCAAAGCCTGCCTGGACTTCCATGCGCCGCGCCTGCACGTCCTGCACTGGCTGGATGTAAGCCCAGCCTTGTGGAATCCACCGGGTACGCAGGAATTCGCGGCGGCGTTGCGTGTAGTCGTCCAGCACCAACACACCCGACAACACCGCCATGTCCATCCAGGCGGCCCGCACCGGGCGGCAGAGCTGGTGCACGTACACCCCGAATTGCAGCTGTTCAAGGCGGCGCCGAAACTCGTTGAGCACCACCCGCAGCGCGCGGTCGTTCACCTCGCGCATATCGCCGGTGAGGATCTCGTAGGGCGTCCCTGTCCCAGCGGCGGCGGCCATCAATTGCTGCCGCATAAAGTCCGGGTAGTTATTGCCCGCGTCCGGCGGCTTGGAAAACTCGACCTTCTCGCCGGCCCCCAGCTCCTGCATGGTGCCGGGCTCAAGCGCGACCATTGGAGTGAAGCCATCATGATCCAGACTCAATGGCTGGCCGGTGACCGGGTCCCGTGGCACTGGACCAGAGTCCGGCGCCGGGCGGCTGATGAAACCGGCGAACAGGTTGGCCACCTCCTGGCGGAACAACACGGCATCGTCGTAGTTGTCGAGGCTGCGCAGGCGCTTGAGCACCGGCGACAAACGCGGCACGCCACGCAACTGGCCCGGCTCGACCGGTTCAAAGATGTGCAGCACCTGAGCGGCTGGCACTCGCACCAATTGGTTGTACCCGGCGTTCAGCGACGACGCGTCGCGCGGGTGCGACAGGTACATCCAATAGGCAACCCGCTTGCCGCCCGGGGTGAACTCGATCCCCGCACGGATGACGTTCCCGGCCTTGGTGGTTTCGAACTTGTCATGCGGCACAAACTCCGGGGCAAGGATCTGGATCTGCAACGGAACCGCGAGACCTTCGTCCAGGCCTCGAGGCCGCAACCTGACAAAACACTCACCCGAGGTTTCCACCGTGCGGGCTACCAGGGCCTGCTGGCCGTAGAAGTCGGTACGCTCGTCCGCGTCCGACTCATCGACCCAGTCCTCCCAGAGCTCCTGCAGTAATTTGCGCAGGGGGGCGTCATCGGTTTTCGGTCTCGGCGTGATGCCGGTACCGATCAGGTTGCTAACGCGCTTATCGATCACGTTGTAGGCATACGGGTCATTACGAACCGCTGCCCGCGAACGCGACCGCAGATTGCGCAGCGCCGGGGTGTTGATGCTGTTGATCCCGTTGTCGGGAGCATCCCAGCCAGTGGACCGCCGGCCCTCCCCGGCGCCTTCGTAACTGGCCTTGATATTCGACGGCAGCACAAAGCCGTTGCGGGTCAACGTCGGAAAGTGGCGGGCCATTAGAGTCCCTTGCCTCCGTGATAAAGCCGAGCCACCCGAGAGCGCGGCCCGGCAGAATTGACGAGCGACGTTCGGATTTGATCGCGAGCCGTGAGCAATTCGTCGATGGATCGGTACTCCACGGTGCGGTCGCCGTAGCGCACGGTTTTCTCACCGCGAGCAATGGCCGCCTCAACCGCGTCGAGGTGCTTTTGGGTAAAGGACATATCAGCGTCTCTTCAGATAACCGCTGGTGGAGCTGCGGCGTGGAGGGGGTACAGCGGCTCGCGGCTGTGCAATGGGTACAACGGCCGGTGGTGCCGGTTGTGACTGTCGAGCGACCGTTGGAGCGGGCGTTTCGTCCGTGCTTCGGCGTTCGCCTTGAGACGGCGTGGATGCCGGCACATCGTCGAACAAGCCAGACTGAGCCAACGCCTGGCGAACGCGCTCCCAGTCATGTTCCTGGTAGCGGTTGATCCCCAGGTAATGCGCCATAGCCAGGCAGTACACCATCAGGTCGAGTGCTTCGTTACGCTCGGCCTTGCCCTTGACCCATTCGATGCGCTTGTAGCCTTTCACGTAGCGAGCGACCTTGCGCTCAGCCACGCACTGGTCGA